ATTATACATATTATACACAAAATTAAAAGGTTGAATATTTTATGGCTGAGTACGAAGATAAAGATTTAGGAACTTCTATGTCTGAAGATGGCGAGATGGAAGATAACAAACAGCAATCTGCTTTAGTAGGTATTGTTCAATCTAAGTTTCAGCAATGTGAAACTACTAGAAGAGATGATGAATTAAGATGGTTACAATCTTATCATAACTACAGAGGTAGATACCTTAAAGATGTTAAGTTCAGAGAGAATGAAAAGTCTAGAGTCTTTGTTAAAGTAACTAAGACAAAAGTACTTGCAGCTTATGGACAACTAATTGATGTACTGTTCGGTACAAATAAATTTCCATTATCAATTCAAGAAACAAGAGTACCTGAAGGAATTGCAGAGTACGCACACCTTAATCCTTTAAAGGAAATGCAAGGTGATGATAATTTAAATCCTACTCCTGGTGTTGAAGGAAATATGGATTATATGCCTGGTGAAGAAATGAACATACCTGAAGACAATGGTGGTTTAGGTTTTCCTGGTGATGGTAGAGAGTTACCAAAGGGTGCGACATTCAACACATTAAAAGATTTAGAATTAGGAAGCCTTCAAGAAGAATATGAAGAAGCTGATTTATCAGAAGGACCAGCTCCAAGTCCTGAGATGCCACAGATTAAACCTGCACAGATTGCAGCAAGAAGATTAGAAAAATTAATTCACGACCAGATAGAAGAATCAAATGGAAGTATAGCTTTAAGAAATGCTATATTTGAATCTTGTTTATTAGGTACAGGAATTGTTAAAGGACCTTTTACTTATAACAAAACATTACATAGATATACTGATACAGGTAATGGTAGAGAATATACACCTGAACAAGTTAAAGTTCCTAAAGTAGAATTTGTTAGCATATGGGATTTTTACCCTGACCCTAATGCTAGAACTATGGAAGAAGCAGAATTTGTTATTCAAAGACATAGATTAAACAGAAATCAATTTTTAGATTTATCTAATAGACCTTTCTTTAATAAAGAATCTATTATGGAATGTTTAAAGATGGGTGCTAACTACACTAAGAAAGAATGGGAAACTGATATTGATTTAGAAAAAAGTCATTACGCAGATATTACTCATAATAGATTTGAAGTATTAGAATACTGGGGAACTATAACTGCAATGGCTGCAAGAGAAGAAGGTCTTGAAGTTGGTGAAGATGTAGATGATTCAGAAGAAATACAAGTTAACATCTGGATGCATAGAGGTAAAGTAATCAGAGTAGTTGAGAATCCTTTTAAACCTTTTAGAAATCCTTACCAAGCATTTGTATATGAAAAGAATCCTTATACATTTTTTGGTATTGGTGTTCCAGAAAACATGGATGATGCACAACAGATTATGAATGGTCATGCAAGAATGGCAATTGATAACTTAGCATTAGCTGGTAACTTAGTATTTGATGTTGATGAATCAGCTTTATCATCTAATCAAAACATGGAAGTATATCCAGGTAAAATATTTAAAAGACAATCTGGTGTACCAGGTCAATCTATTTATGGAATTAAGTTTCCAAATACTGCTGTAGAAAATATGCAGATGTTTGATAAGTTCAGACAACTAGCAGATGAGTCTACTGGCTTACCATCTTATTCACATGGTCAAACAGGTGTTCAGTCTATGACAAGAACAGCATCTGGTATGTCTATGTTAATGGGTGCAGCATCTTTAAATATTAAAACAGTAATTAAAAATATTGACGACCAATTAATTAAACCTTTAGGTGAAGCTATGTTCCAATGGAATATGCAATTCTATGAAGGTGACTTACCTATTCAAGGTGATTTAGAAATTAAGGCAACAGGTTCATCTAGTTTGATGAAGAAAGAAGTTAGAAGTCAAAGACTAACTATGTTCTTACAAACTGTACAGAATCCATCAATTGCTCCATTTGTTAGAATGTCAGAGGTTATTAAAGAGTTAGCATACTCTCTAGATTTAGACCCTGCAGAAGTAATGAACACTAAAGATGAAGCAGAAATATATGCTAAAATTATAGGATTACAAAATGCTAAACAAGGAAATGGCTCTCAAGCTGATGTCAATGGTGAACTCGGAGCAATGGCTGGTAATGCAGGAATACCTGCACAAACTCCAGGAGCTAACAGCCCAGGAAATGGCGAAGGCACAATCGGACCAGGTAATACACCAATGCCAGGGGAGATGGAATTTACTGGACAAGTTGAAGAACCTCCAATCACAGGTTAGAGATTTATCAAAATAACAGTTGACTACATCGTATTCGATTGTTATACTATACAATTACTAGGAGATAATACATATGAAAAAAATAAAAGCAATTAAGATGGCTACAGGTGGACTTATGTCACAACCACCTTACATTGCAAAAAATGATAAACAAGATGAATCATTAATTGAAGCATATGATGTTAGTACTCCTGCGTCTGCAAGACAAGGTTTACCTTCAAGAGCTATGTCATCTTCTAGAACTAGATTTAATAAAGGTGGACAAGTCTTTGATAATGCTGGAGGTGTAACAACTCAAGATATGAATGTAGGAAAAGAATTTGCACCTGAAAGTAAAAGTGCTAGAGGAGTCATAAAAAAAAGTATGGGTGGCTTATTAAATAAAAGATTAAAGTTTGGAGCAGGTGATATTTCTACAAAAGAATTATTAGAGATGAAGAAGATGGAACAACTTGAAGCTATGCAAGATTCAGGTTTACCTTTGACTGATGAACAGATACAATCATTAGAAGCTTACAAAGCATCAAAATCTATTAAAGCAGATACAGCACAAAGATTTGCTATTGGTGGTTCTGTTACCGAAAAGTATTCTACACAAAGACCAGATTATCAAGCTTATGCTGAAGGTGGTGAAGTAGAAGATGAAATTATTATGGAAGGTATCTCTGATGAAGATATGCCTGTTATGGAAGAATTAGAAACAGAAGATGAATCTTTATTACAACCTATGGGTATGGATGATGAAATGCCTATGGATGATGAAATGGAAGATGAAGAAGATTATGGTGATATGGATGCCATTATAGATACTTCAGCTTTATCAGAAGAAGAAGAAAAAGTTTTAGATGATTCTATTGAAATGCATCCAGAACTAGAAGCAATTATTCCTAAGTTAGTTGCAACAGAATTTACAGAAGATGGAGAAGTAGATGGTCCTGGTACAGGAACTTCAGACTCTATCCCAGCACTTTTATCAGATGGTGAATTTGTATTTACAGCAAAAGCAGTTAAGAGCCTTGGTGTAGACAAATTAAGAAGTATGATGAAACAAGCAGAAGAATCTTATGATGCTGGAATCTCTTCACAAGTAGAAGAAGTATAAAAAGAATTTGTAGAGAAAGGTACTCTACGGATAGACAAGCTACCTTATAATAAAATTTATTTATTGTAAGCCCTTGTAGTTTCGTTTTAAACTAAAACCTACCATAGCTACCTTCAGTTATGAAGCCCTAAGGAGGACAATACAATGAGTAATCAAAACGAAGAAGGACTAAAAGAAGTCGCAGCAAATCCTTACAACAGAAAAAAATCTTGGCATACAGATAATATAATGCCTACTGATAGAACTTCTGCTGATACAGGTTTGTTTGTGCCAAACCCTGATAGTAATATTAATGCATCCGAAGCTACTGCCAATGGCAACCCTGACGATACAACTGATAATACTACAGCCACTATGGATAAGGTTCAAGACTCTGCGTTAAATACAGAATCTAACCCTTATACAAAAGTTGATTATAAGAAAAGATATGATGACCTTAAGCGTTATTATGACAGGAAACTAGGAGAATGGAACAACAAGGAAAGTGACCTTAAAGTACAACTTAAAGAGAACAGACCTGTTTACCAACCACCTAAATCGAAAGAAGAGCTAGAAGCTTTTAAAAACGATTACCCTGATATTTATGGCGTAGTGGAAACTGTATCACACTTACAATCGCAAAATGAAGTTAAGACATTACAAGAAGAGTTAGAAGGTTTAAAAAAAGCTAATACTACTTTACAACAAAGAGAAGCTGCTTTAGAACTTTCAAAATATCATCCTGACTTTGAAGAAATAAAAGAGTCTGATGATTTTCATGACTGGGCTGATGCTCAACCAATGGAAATTAAAAAATGGATATATGAAAACAACTCTGATGGTAAACTTGCTTCAAGAGCAATTGACTTGTATAAGAAGGACCGAGGACTTGGATTAGATAAAAAAACCGAAACGAAGAAAAAGTCTAAATCAGAAGGTGCTGACTTGTTAGTTAAAACTAATGAACAAGCTCAAATACCTGAAGGTAAAGAACTTTTCATCAAGCGTTCTGATATTGCTAAAATGTCAGATGCTGAGTTTATGCAATACGAAAAAGAAATTGTAAAAGCTCAAAGGGAAGGTAGACTTATAGATTAAGTTTATCTTTATTTTTTATTAATCAACAACTAACAAAGGAGAATACTACTATGGCAAAATTTGCAGGTGGTTCAACATATAACTTTGGATTAGGTGTTTCAGGTCAAACTAATGGTTTCTTTATTCCTGAAATCTATTCAAAGAAAGTACAAATAGCTCTAAGAAAAGCAGCAGTCGCAGAAGCAATCTGTAACACAGATTACATGGGTGAAATTTCATCTTTCGGCGATACTGTTAACATTGTCAAAGAGCCTCAAATAGCAGTAGCTGATTACACTAGAGGACTAGCTGTAACTTCTACTGATTTAACTGACCAAGAATTGGTTCTTACAATTAACCAAGCGAAGTCTTTTTCATTCAAAATAGATGACTTAGAGAAGAGATTCTCTCATGTTAACTTTCAAGCTGTAGCTGCAGACAATGCTGCTTACGCTT